CTTTTCCGCTGTGGCGGTGTCAATCTGCGGGTTTTCTTGTGCGGCGTAAAGGACTACGCCTCCGCGCAATCCCTTGATTTCCTTGCTACAATGAAAAATTGCTCGTTTCCAATTATAACGGCGCAAACGGTTTGAGATTTTGCCGTACACGGTTTGAGATTTTTACAGGTCATTTTAAGAGCATTTAAAGGCCAGTTACATCCTCCTAAAAAGACCTCCTGCTAGGCGGTTCACATCAAAAAGAGAAGCGTCCCAGATCTTGTTTCCTGCTCGTTTCGGATTGTCTCGGTAGAAACTATTTCTCTCAAGAAAATGATCTGAGATGGCTCTCTGCATCGCTTCCGGCGACGGGTAGTCGCTATTAACGATAACGGCCCGTTTAAGGCCACTGATCACCGACTCAACGACATTTAAAAACTGGGCCCGGCCAGGCAATGGAACCACTTCCAAAACAGGGACTTCGCCGGTTTCTTTGCTCAGTCTATTATTCTTGGCAATCCAGGTATTGACCTCTTTGGAACTGTGCATCGATAGCGCATCCCAGGTCAAATATAACCTGGAATAGAAATGATATTTTTGCACTAATTCCTTGAGTAGCGTTATAAGAACTTTTGATCTTTTGCTGGTTGTAAAGTTCCATGTCACCTGGTTACTATTTGCTTCCAAAGCAACAATAAACTGAATGGATCCTTTCGATACCTGATGTTCCGGGATTTTTCTTATCGAACTCCTATGAGTCAGAGCCAATCCACCATATTTCATAACCTGCCAAGGCCCAGCCTCATCAATAAAAAAGAAACACTCGTCACCTTTTAGGCTTCTGAGTTTCTCAAGTACCTTTTCTATTTTATCCCTATATTCCGGATCTGGACTGGTCAAGACAACTCGTGCTCTCCGCCAGGAATAGCCTGTTGCTTTAATAATTCTTTTAAGTGCTCCAGAGGGGAGATGCTCTCCATGGGTCTTTTGGTACGCTTCTCTAATGGTAGGATGAGTCCAGTTGGTGCGGTTAATTCCGAAAGCTTCAGGAGGCGAGTGTAGAATATCGACCACTCTAACGGTTCTTTCCTCGTTTATTTTTTTTCGGGCGGGATGATTAATATTGGTTTCGATGGAATCAAGGCGATGTTTATTGAAATTTGTTCTCCACCGATAAAATATAGTATTTGGGCTTTTCCCGATCGAAGTGCAGATTTCAAAAGAAGAACGCCCCTCATTCATCATCAGAATGGCCGTTGCTTTCGCGCTATGAATTTTGTGGGTCCCTGCCTGATAATTTTTCAATTGCGCGATCTCTTCTTCTGTCAAAGGCGGTTCAATGCGAAAGTAATCCTTATAATCGAGCAACCTGATGACAGTTTCAATCGCTTCCACTGAAATAAGCTTTTTCTCTTCTGAGATATATTCACTTGAGCTGATGATTTCCTTGATCTTTGAAAGACATTTTAAAGGTTGACGAGAATCGACCGCAACATAATCGACTACTTTGGGTGGAAGGCTTTTCCTGCCTCTTTTTTTTCGCGGAATGGTCACAAACTTCTTGTCTGCAGGACACCACTTCGTGTTGCCCCATTGAGGAAAAAGCCCTTCGATTCCATACTGCAAATAAAGCTGCTGCCATCGATAGAGGGTCATCCAGGTCATGCCTTTTTCTAAACAGAATTTTTTCCTCAACTTTACAATTTTTGGCTTTCCGCTGAGTTTTTCAAACTCACCGGGAACAAAAATATCCTCGAATTCTTTCATCAGCATAAAGCGCTTTTTAGCCTCTAGGTGGAGGTGCTCGGGAGCCTCTTTAAGCCGCTCAAGTTCATGCCAATACTTTATTTTCAAATCTTTCATAAACACACCTCCGCACAAAAAAAGGAAGCCCGAAGAGCTTCCTTAATTATATCTATAACTATTTAAACTATAGTGTTATTTCAGATTTTTGTGCGGAACCATTAACATCAATAGTTAAGCATCATCTGTCCAGAATACACGTCAAGATCAATATTTCTATTATTGCTTTTCAACTCTGTAACCCTGGTGCGGTGATCCCCCTCGATGTTAATGGTAATTTTCCCTCCCACATCTATTGGAGTTGATGGCTGAGAGACTGCCGCTGGACGTAGTGTCTGAACCGTTCTTAAGGTTGGCGCTTGCCGAGTCCCAACAGGTGCTACTCCAGATTGTTGTTTCGGAGGATGTAAGAAGTCATAGAACCATTCACCGATGGCTCCTTTCCCATAGTATTTTCCATCTGTCAACCACTCCATACCCTTGCCAACGCCTGAATTTATAACGGTTCCAACTCCATAGCCAGCGACACCGGCAGCGCCGACGAGGCCAGCCTTGCCAAGAAGAGGCATAAGCCCGCTGCCAGCAGCAGAGGCTTGTGTCAGTAATGGGATCAGCCCTTTTAAAGCGGTTGCGGCGACAGGGATCGCCGCTTTGCCAAGGCTTATAAAGCTCGTGGTCAGCATTCCAATAGACAGTAAAAATTTCCCGGCCATAAGACCCGCAAGAGCTATAGCAAGATTTTCATAACCACCCATCACCCCAGCCAGCCAGGAAGTCACTCTCCCCAGGGTTTGCATAACTCGCCACAAAGCTTGCCCCGCTTTCCATGCGGCAATGAAGCCTTCTTTAAGTTTTCCGCCAACATCGTCGGCCAGCTTTTGCAGACTACCATCGCCGGCCATCCTGTTCAGCGTGGAAAGAAGTCCGCCAAGTTTTCCCTTAAGCCAGTCAAAGAGGCCTGCATCCATCACATTGACCTTAAAGCGGGTCCACTGGTCGGCTAGGTTTGACATCATTCCAACCCAGGTCCTGCTTTGTTTTTCCATGGCTCCGGCGTATTTTTCATTCCATATCGCTGTCAATGTGCTCTCGATCATCTTGCGGTTATTCTTGTCGACGATCTTGAACTGCTGTTTTCCCGCCTTGTCCGTATAAGAATAGCGGATACGATTGCCACTGACTTCGGCCCGGATGCCGAACTCTTTGAGCCGTTCATTTTCCCCCGTAATGGCGTCTGCTATCGCCTCAACGGCCTGCATGATCGGTTTTCCCATAGCACTGCCAGTATCCCCCAATGTCCTCAACAGCCCCCTCGTTGGATCGAGGCCATAGGCTCTCAACCGAACAAAGCTTTCCATGACAGCATCAAGTTCATAGGGAGTTTTTGCCGCAAAATCGCTCACCCAGTTCATTGAAATTTTGGCTTTTTCACTACTTCCTTCGACAGTTTCAAGAACCGTGCGGAATTTCTCGAATTGAGCCGCCGTATCGATCAGTTGCGACTTGACGAACCACAGGCTAGCACCGCTAAACAAGGCCATTTTGGTTGTCAATGCGCCTGTTTCACGCTTGACATGGCCAATAGATCGCCCAAATCGACTAGCGGCTTTGCTTACTGAGTCCAGTTGCCCCTTAGAAACCCCCATTTTTTTCAAAGATGCGTTGATCTTCCTGGCAGGCCCAGAGACACGATCTATCAGATCGATAACGATGCTAGTTTTCAGAGAGTTCATAGATCCTCCTCGCCTGATCATGCCACATCATTAATTCCTCAAGGCACATTCCCCACAACTCGGACGGCTGAAAGTGGAAGGCATACGCAACATCAGCCATCACTTCTCTCCAGTTTGTGGGGGACTCTCGAAAAAAGAGTTAATTACCTCGCTGACCGCTGCGAAATCCTCAACATCTAAAAGATCCACACCAAAAGGCGAAAATTGGGAGTCTTCTCCATTGGTCGACAATGCTGTGATTAATTTAGACATTTTCTCAATTTCGCCTTCAATCGCATCCGTCTTCTTGAGATCTCTGACCATAGGGCGGCGAATCGTCAACTCAGCAAACTCAACGCCATCCATATCTGTTACAGGGTACTTAATCTTGACTTTTACGGATCCTCTTACCGGTACTTTCATGAGTCTTTTCCTTTCCTTAATTCTTGGTTAATGGAGTGTTTTTCCCAGTTGATAATTCGCTACCATCAGTTGCCTAAGATCTCGAGCGCTCAACCTTTTAATGTCATCCATTGAAAACGGTCCCTGATGGTCCCCGATCCTGATGAGCTGGCGTCTCAAAAGATTGAAACAAAGTCGTGATGGGCTGGTCACCAAACGAGACCCTTCGGTTGGAGAACCGAAATCTATTTGGCTTTCCTCAAAGGCTTCACTTAGCTCATCACCTGTGTACTGGCGTATTTCAGCGTCGAGATGTCTTTTCCCACCAAATATCACTCCTTTTTGAAGGGTTACAGTTACCGTTTTCATGTCCTGAAGTCCTTTTAAAAAAATTTGAAAGATGACGAGAGGGGGCGGCCGAAGCCGGGGACTCTCGCCGATATCCCTGGTAGACCATTGGTGGATTTGGACTCCCATTAAAGGTGCTCAGAGAGTCCAGCTCTACAAGCCTATGGTCTGCCTGTCTCGGCTAGCAGGGTGGAAATTAGCAATAAATCCTACAAATTAATTCCCTTTGCTTGTATTTTTTTTCGCTCACTATTGATAAAGTCTTGTCGCTTATCATTATGGTTGTAATAAGCAAACATGAGATCGGAACCACCACTGTCTCTTTTGCCATCGAAAGCTTTCAGGTTAAAAGCCGGTATTTGAAAAGATTGCCACCGGCGGCCAAGAAAACCATTTAAATCATTTCCATCCTTGGTGACCAAATGACTTAACGCCATAATTTGTTCATATTTTTCAATCAGCTTTTCAGCCAGCTGAACAAACTCTGTGCCCGCAATTTCTGCCCGCCCAAGTAAATAAGACGAAATTGCATCCGGAAGAATTTTGTTTTTATAGCTCCTTAATTCCTCCTCTTTCCTGGACCGGATCCGCAAAAGCCCTGCCACGACGGATTCTGAATTTTTTGAAATTTTTTGCGCCTGCTTTTTAGCCTCTTCTTGTTCAGCAGACTTTATTTCAAACTCGTTATTCAGCTCTTCAAGCTCAATTTCGGCTTCCTTATTTCCAGTTTCTATCTCTGCAAGAAGGTCTTCTCGCTTTTGGATAAGATCGTTCATTTTCGGAATGGCGGAAAGGGCGTCTTCAGCCACTTGTTTGTGGTGGGCAATCACAGCGTCAATATCAACAATATCCTGTTCTAACCTGATCACATGCCCCTGCAGATCCAATACTTCCCCATCGGAACAGAGATATTGTAAGTTTGCAAAGCGCTCTTGGAGAGCTTTCAATTCTGCCCGAAGGCGCTCTCTTTTCTCGTTCGTATCATTATAGGTTTGCAGGGCCGCTTGAAGGTTTTCTTTGAGCACATTCATGGTGCCAATTCGGGATTCTGGGACAAGGGACTCTTTGCCTTTTCCGTAAGTGCGAACAAAGCTCTCAAACCTGTTCCTGGCATCCATAAGCTCCTTTCCGACAGCGATTTCGCTTGGAGTAAAAGAAAGACTCATTGTTACGCTTTCGATTTGCCCCTTAACTCCATCACGCTCTTCGATAAATTTTTCAAGTGATGATTTTTTCTTATTTTTCATGCTGGCTTCTCCATTTTTAAAATTTGTTGTCGGCCAAACGGCTATTCAAGCTCCGATAAGGTTATTCCTACCGCCTGACAAATTTTTTCCTTCTGATCGTCGGTCACCGGAATTTGCTGTTGTAGTGTCTTTTCCTGGTCGGCCTTTTTGGATGCGAGGTAGTCTTTTGGATCAATTCCCAAATTCCGGCAAATGGCTAGTTCCTGATCGCTCATTGTCTTCATTGAATCCTCCTTTGCTTGCTGGTTGACCCCTGTGTCCACCGAATGACTTGTGCTTCTATGAAGAGGAATATAGATCTCTGAAAAGGCTTTCCCTGTTTTCATGCTATCTCCTTCTTAGCAAGCTGTCTGACAATCCCTTTAATGATCTGGTCGGCGTCATCTTCTGAAATACCGTGCTTTGAAGCCAAGAGCCTAACGCTCTCTTGAGAAAGGTCCGTAAAGGCCTCTAAAGCCATAGCAGGGTATTGATGGCGGTAATTTTTAGGGAAACAGAGGTTAATCCCTGCCCAGTATTGGCAATAAAACGCTGAAACCTCATGTCCGACCTCTCTTGCCGTTGCAATGTCGATTTTTCTGAGACAAAGCGTTCTTGCTATATGAACAACCAGGTCGTCATGAAGGTTTGGTTTCCGAGGCCGTGTTTTGCGGCCGCCACTCCTCCGTTCTTCGCGCTTGCTCTTTCTGTTGCCTTGTATGATTTGATAGATCCGTTGTTCTGTCAGTCCGTACTGCATGGCAATCGAAGAGATGTTCTCTCCGTTGAATTCTGAGCATATCTGTGCATTTCTTTTTGCTTGTCGTCGGTGACTATCACCGTGAATGTACAGATTCTCACCTGCCCAGAGCAGGCACAGACAATCGGCAAGTTCTTTGCCAAGCAGGCAGGCCAATCTAAGATTCACTCCTTTGGCATAAAGCCGTGCGGCCACCTGGATCATGGTGTCCATAAACAATCCCAATCTCGCCTTTTTTCGAGAATGCGCCATCTCAGCTCCTTTTTTGATCAGTGTTGACGTTCGCGGATCTATTCCATTCATATTGAGGTGAGGTTCGCCAGCCACAGTTGATACAGCGATGGGCCTCTTCATCACGATCTGCAAATTGACCTTCAAGGTCACCAGCCATATAGCCACCGCATTTTCGGCAGCGGCCGCGATAAACAGCGATCTTGCGCTGTCGCGGTTTCCGCATTCGGCGTAAAGCTCTTTTCAGTTGCTCATCGTCCTGCTCTTCAGAGACGGCTGGAAAGAGCTCCGACAGCAGATCGTCCAATTCTTCTTCGTCAACATCCGGATAGACCAAGGAAGGATCCAAGACTTCAGGTTGTGAACTTTGCTGATGAGGTTCAGATGATTCGGAAGGCTTGCTTTTCTGACATTGATCATCAAGGCCACGGCAGTTAGCACATTTCAACAGGTGGACATTTTCGGCGTTGGACCTGTTCCTGTCGCAAGCATCCTGAGTCAGAAACACCTGGTATCGGTTACAGAGTTTCGTTCGCTGGGCAAGCCAGTCCCCGGTTGCATCATCATCCATATCCACGCTATGTTTTTCTTGCAACTTGACAGCCAGCTCATTACCCATCTTCACAACCCCGTTTAAACGCCTTCAAAATACCTTCAAAATCGATTTTTATTCTGTTCCCTATACGTTGGCACCTCAGCGAGATTTCAGGCCCGTTATAGGGAGATTTCATCTCAGTCAGGATTCTGAGTCTTTTGGTCTTTCATTTTGTTCAAAGCATTGATCACCTTGCTGGCCCCATCCTGGTCCAGAAAGCGCAGGTCAGAAACTTTTGCGACTCTCATTACGAAGGTGCGCAATGCCTTGCTGCGACTTGCCGGGTCGGATGCGCGGCTAACCTCCTGCCATGTCGCTTCAATTTTTCGAAGCTGGGGCGGCGTTGCCATTCCGCCACGACCATTCAGGTCATCGTGCTTTTTGCTCTTGCCATTTCTCAACACCCAGACTCCCAAGGCAATTGCCTTGGATTCTAGATTGCGAATGAGAAGACCCGCCTGGACAGTGCTTAGCTCTTTCGAAGTCGTCACGCCAAAACCATCACACAGTACAGCCCGGTAAGTTTCTTCATCCCACTGAAGAGCTGACTTCAAAGCGTGGATCTTCTTAACTTGATATTTCTGAATCGGTTCGTTTTGCGCGGTCGGCATCGTGAACCTCCTTTCAGGGAGCATCCATCCCGTGAGGATCTGCCCCAGCAGCAAAACCATAGCGGCATAGACCAAAGCTATGGATATCCTGTCGATCAGCATGGATGACCGCCACCATTACGGTTGCTGCGAGCGGGAAGATCGGTTTTCGAATCAGTCTCAAGAACTTCTATTTTGAGAGATTGTTCAATGTCTTCCGTTTTGATGATCAGTTCGTCAACCTGCTCTCTGGCTACATCGAGAAGAACGGAAAAGTCCGGATCTTCAGGGTGAAAATGCTCTTCCTTGACTTTTGTCGAGGCAATGTGCATGACCTGTAAAAAAGATTCGAGAGTACGGAGTTGCTGAAACAAAAAGCCGACGTCTTGCAATGCTTTTTCTTGATCGAAAGACATAGATACCCCCCTTTACACAACCAGCATTTTTGCTGCTTCGCGGATAAGGTCCACATTCACGTTCATCTGGTTTACCTCGGCCAGGCGTAACGAACGGGCCACCAATTTGGAAAGCACCCGGCCGTTACCGTGGCTTTCTTCGTAAAATGTTTTCCAAAGGCCGGTTTCACCGGGAATCACATCCTCAATAATGGCTTCGATGTCGCGGCCATGCAGGTTCTCCAGGACGACCTTGAAGCCCACCCGGGTATAGAGATAAGCAAAATCAGCCTGCTTAAGGCGCAAATTGTCCATGAATCGCTTCAGGCCGCAAAAGAGGATTCCCACCCCAGCCTTGTCGTTGATCCGGCGGACCAGGTCGAGTGCCCTGACCGGAAGATGTTCCGCTTCGTCGATAATGATCAGGCGGCCCGAATCGCGAAGCCGCTCGATCACTTCGTTTTTCATGCGGTTGATGCTTCCCAACCCGTCAAACCCGCACTTTTTATGCAGCTCGGCAAACAGATCACGGGCTGTGTAGCCAAGATCGGCTTCGACCAGAATCACATCGGAGTTGTCCAAAGCGTATTGTTTGACGGCGGTGGTTTTACCTAACCCGGCCGCTCCGACAACAACACCAATTTCCCCGTCAAGGTGGCACATGCGAGCAGCCTCAAAGATTTTGGCGGCCGAACTGGTCATAATGAAGCGAAGTTTCAAATTCCGGCTTCCGGCACGTTCCTGCTCACGCTGTAAAAAACCTTTAATCGCTTGTTCAAGCTTCTTTACATCGCCTTTATAATGACCGGACCGCCATTGACTGAGGGCACTGTCAGAAAAGCCAATAGCCCTCCCGACAGCCGACTGAGTGAATCTGCGTCTTGCCATGCAGCCTTCCAAGTCCGTCACCAGCTCCAGGTTGTGCTTTGAATTTTTAGTTGCGCTCAGTGTGTTCATCCGATACCATCCTTTGTATGTTGTTTAGCGGCTTACGCCGCAGATTCTGGAGCCCGGTCGTGTGTCCGCACGTCCGGGCGATTCTGTTTTTACTGTCCGACCGCTGTAAGACGTTCGAGCTTTTCCTCCAGATCTCTGATCTTTATCTCCTTATCTGACCGGTCACTCTCAAAATGGATCAATTTCCCCCGAACGGTTTCCAGTTCTCGTATAACCGCCTCGATCTCGGCGGCATGAGCCATGGATGAAAGATCGGTTTTACCTTCTTTTTCGGAACGTTTTCTCGCGGCAACAGCCTTTTGCATCGAGCTGTTTGGAAGCATTTTCTGTATTTTTTGCTCCGGTTCCGGAACGGGATCCTGATTCAAGAGGGCGACTCCGGCCTTCATTGCACTGAGACGTTCGGCAACATCCGGTGTATGAGTGACGTAACCGAGGGCCTTCGTCATCTTCAGTTCGCGGTTTTTCTCTGCGATAGCCTCTCGCAGCTCGGCCCGGTCAACCTCCTGTTCCGCTACAGGATGAACCAACCCTTTTATCCTGGCGTTTCCGAGATATTCATCACTGTCGGCTGAGAACACCCAGGCGTCATTGACATTGTCCGGAGCGATGCGCAAATAAACTTTCGTTCCCTTAAGAGGAACCATCCATTCAGCAAAGTAAGTGACTTTGTATTGGGAGTGTTTGACTCCATTGCGGCCGATTGTCAGAGGTTTTGTGGTCCGGCTACAGAACAATTTCAGGGCATCCCGAGTGACTATCCGCTTGACAGGATTTTCAAGGTTCCAAGCGTCGTCCGGTGATTTTCCTTGAGTGCCTTTGCCCTGAGACGGCAGCTTGTTTAGGAAGTTAAAAAGGAAGTCCTGGAGGATTTCGTTTAAAACATCGAACTTCAGGATTTTTCCCTGTTTGATTTCGTCTGCCAACTTCTCAGGGCGTTCGATGACATTTCCGCCACGGAAGCCGACGGTATTTCTTGAGAGTTGATCCTTAATTTTTAGGTGCCAGCGCTCTATGGTTTTTGATTGGGCACCGTACGGTTTGGCAAAAATCGGGATAACACCAAGATCAAGGATCATCCCCCGAGCTTTAATTTCGTCAACTTCGATTCTGTAGTGATACTTTCCGCCAGCAAAATCCCGGCAGCGGTAATCTTTTCCATTGTCGATATAGACATACTGCGGAAGTCCATGAACCATGACTGCCGCAAAAAAGGCCTGAAAAATATGATCTGAATTAGGAGCTTCTTCGTGAAAATAAGAAGAAAGAGCCTTACCGGTTTTCATGCAAATGAAGCTGGTGATCCAGCCGAAAACCGGCTTGCCATTTTTAGTACTTTCTGCTGCGATATCGACCTGAGCGTGATCCGAAACCCAGATCTCGCCGGCGCTGATCTTGCTATAATCCCGGTCGATATAGCTTGCATACTTGCGGTTCCATTTCTGAAATCCGTTCCTGGCATAATAAATCGCCGACTCGCCTACATCTCTTTTGAGCCAACGGGTAAAGACCTCAACTTTCGGGAACTCATCAACAGTCTCTTTGGTTGCGTACAGGCCAAGGACTGCAAGATGGCAGGAGTTTGCGGACGGGCCGCCTTCAACCAGGTAAAAATCTTTGAAATTTTCAAGCCAGTCCTTATGGGCTTTAATCTTTCCTTTCGAAGTTCCATATTTCCCGAGTAAAACGTTTATGCCTTGATCTCTGACAGCCTTTCTGTCGCGCATGATCGTGGCCTTTGACGTCTTCATGTCAGGGTGTTCTTGGTTCCACTTCTCAACCCAGCCTTCAAGCTTCTTTCCAACAACCCCCTCACTTGCATCAAGAATGGTCGTTTTTACATCGAAAACACGGCGGTTATATTCTGGAGCATCGGTATATGCCAGTGCTGCTATTTCAACGGATTCAGGGGTAAACTTTGCCTCAGTTTCTATTCCCATCTCCTGAAGCTTGGTCTTAGTCTCTGCGGCATCCATTTTTTTTTGCCAGTCCGCAGGAAGAGAATCGAATCGATAGAGCTTGGTCTTCTGGCCAGAGACCATGCCAGTTACATATTTTGCTTTGTTATTTTTCAGCCGATTTCGAACATTATTGGGTTTGACACCAATAACCTTTGAAATTTGACTCGCAGAATATTTCCGACCGTTATTGCTCATCAGTATCCTTCTCAAAAGTTTTATTGTGTGTGACTAGGTGTCTTTTTTGAAGGTAACGACCAAGCCCGGATCTGCTGGGAGACCGTTTTTTGCCGAAGGTACTGATTAGAGTGCGAAGAAGATCTGTTTGGGTTGTCGGGTTCGGGTAGTTGTCAATAAAGGTCTTAATTTCATGATCTTTATCTATCTTGCTGGTGAATACTGGACTGGGTATGATTTTAGGCCCATGGCCCTTTACTATATGTTTAAGTGCACCGGCATCTGTATTGACCTGTTGCGCGATTTCTCCGATAGCAAGGGAAAGGATCTGGATCGCGGTCGCAGAGTCAAGGCCAGCAAGATCCTCAACAATTGATATTGCTTTCATATCAATGGAGCTCTTCATTTACAGCTTCCCTTCTAGTGCCACCAGTAAGGCTTCTTTCTTCCTTTTTTCCTGACGCTTAAGCTTTATCTCTTCGTCGTCTCGCTGGATCTCGGCACGCAACGCATCCGGCCCTTTAACAGTGAATACTTTGCAGGGATCACTGATCACCTGGATCGGTGCAATGCTTCCAGTTGCGAGGCAAAACGCGGGAATATATTCACCTGGGAATTTATGGTCTTTTGAATCAGCCACCCAGCTATCGATCATGTATTTAGAAACCTCCACCCCCAATAGATGAGACATCTCACCGGCGACTTCCCAGCGGCTCTTGGGAAGTGCTTGTTTTAATGCCATCGATAAGGCTGATTTAAGGCGACTATGGATATTGAGAGATCCTTCACCAGGTTCAGAACTCCTGTCTTGAGCTTCTTGCTCTAACAGATCGAAAAGCGAAAGTTGATTAGGTGACACGTCTAATCTTTTCCTGTTCTTAGACATTGCTGCTTCCTCGCTTTTCTGCTAAAAATTGAGCAATCAAGCGGAATCTCCCCACAGGTCTTCAAAGTCGATTTCAAGAGCTTCCGCTATGGCTTGCTGAACACGATGGCTTTTCCCTCGGCCAGCAAGAACATGACACACAACAGATTCATGCACGCCAATCCGCTTCGCAAGATCCCGACTCCGGATATTGTGCATGCGCAATAGCCCCCTGACGTAATTCAGATGGGTAATTTTTTTTGTTGTGGGTGGTGCAAGTTTTAGGTTCATGGACGGAATTTACGAATATTTAATAGGCGTGTCAAATAGTTTTTAGGCGTATCACCTTTTGCCTTGCGTGCGGATCTGCGTTTGCTTTTTGTTTTATCTTATTTTTTAGACACTTATGGTTGTGCGTAGGCGCAAAAAAACATACTACCCTAGACGTACTACCCAGGGCGATATGTCTGGACACGTCAAAACAAGAAGAGGTAACTGTGAAAGATCTTCCAATGCGCATAAAATTTATGCGTGAAACGCTTGGAAAAACGCAGAAAGAAATGGCTTCATTGCTGGGTATTGGTCAGCGAACATGGCAAAACTATGAAGAAGGAGTTCACGAACCCTCTTGGAAGGCGCTAAATGGATTAGCAGGACTTGGGATTAATGCGAATTGGTTGCTTACCGGACAAGGAGAAGTTCTTGCAAGTGGTTGGCGCAACATAGATGCTCCAGGAATTGGTGAAAGAATTAAAATAATTAGAGGAGATGTCGATAAGAAGGTATTTGCAAATCGTATTGGCATTGAAGAAGATGCACTTGATGCATATGAAAATGAACTTCTATCTCCAGATGTAAACTTTTTAGCTTCGCTATGTCGTGATTTTAAAATTAAAGCTTCTTGGTTATTGCTGGGATCAGGACCCAGAAAATCTGATGATTATATTATCTACGAAGAAGAACGTGATTTTATAGCTAAAATAGATGTTGAAACCCTTAGAGATGTTCTTGAGTCAATAAAAGAGTCTTTACTAGAATTGACCAACAAAGGTTATTGTGATGAAAGTTCAATAATAGATATAGAAGAAAATGCAGAGCTAATAGCTTTCTTATATGAAGATAGCGTTGAACATGAATCAAAGTACAAATCTAAGAAACAAAAAAAAGCAACTATCAAGAGATTATTTGCTATCGCAAAAAAGCTAAATGACAAGCAAAACAGCTAGTAAAAATCTCAAACTGAATGCGAAAAGCTCAAAAAAAGCCCTACTTCTCTAAAAAATGCCGTAAACAGTTTGAGATTTTCCATAAATTACCTCATCGCCATAACGTCCTGTAAACTATAGTTAAATCCCACGAGATCCCCGAAAATCCCACAGAATCCCGCCTATTCGCCTGATCTCAAACTGAATGCTTCATGATACCAATCTGAAAACTTAGCCGTT